CGCCATATACACATCGTCAGTGTTCTCCAGCAAAGCGAAAGCAATCTCGCCGTCAGAGAGCATCTGGTGATCGTTGTCCGTGTCGCCAACTAGAAATCGTGCCTTGTCTCTGTCGAGGACTAGGTTATCGTCGTATAGCGCCATACTAAGCCTTATAAAAAAACGGGGTGGCCTGTCCAGCTAGGCCAGACAAACCACCCCGGATTCGCTGTGGTTAATTACTTAACCGTGATCTTACGCAGTGAATGCAGTCAAGTGGACACCGAGATCCGGCGCAACGACTTTCATATCGTCGGCCTGACGGATTTCGAAGTGGTCACTGTGAGAGAACGCATCACGCCCTGTCATAATCACGCCGCCCATTGGGTTAGTTAGACCCGGAATCAGACCTGTCCACGCGAACGTGTAGCCCGCAGATGGAGTGTTCAGGCCGGGACGCGGTGCAACATACAGAAGCATAGCGTTATGATCTTGTCCAACTGCTACGAAGTCAAGGGCCTCTGTCTGTCCTTCCTTCGCACTGTTCTCAACAGCACGCGGGATGAATAGACGGTCAACACCAAACGCCATAGCAAGAAGATCCTCGTCAATCAGACCCGGACGCGTATACTTAAATACGTCCTTCACGGTGTCGTGGTTACGAACCACACGATACGAGATCGCGCTTAGAATCATCGTGTTCGGCTCAAGAGCCGTGCTACGCTTGGTAGTTTCCTTAAATTCGTCAATAACTTCCATCGGATAACCAGTGGATGGTGTAGACGAAGTAACGAAGTCAGCCGAAGCCGTACCTGTTACGTCATTGGTCCATACACCGATCTTAAAATACTCAGCAACCCAACGGCTCTCGGCGTCGATCATAACACTCGACGTCAGAAGCTCCATTGCTTGCCTACGTAGGTCAATCGGGTCATCAGCGTTAGCGTACTGACGGTCATCAATCTTGTGTGCTACACCGCGCTCAACGCACAGATAGCTGTCCGATGTGAATCCCCAATCAGCTACGTCCAAACGACCGCCCAACGGGCGTTCGTGAACGTTACCCTGACGCCACATATCACCACGATTGTAAATTACATATTTGTCGCTTGCCTTACGCACCGGCACAACCGGGAAAACCTTATCTGAGATAAAGTCACGGCTGTCCTGAGCGTACGCGACGGACAGATTCGTAAGATATCTGTCTACGTGTAGTTCACTAGGTACAGGTGGCATTTCTAATATCTCCTAAAAGGTTTAATCGCCTTGTGTGCTACTTGGTGCTACAAGGATCTTAACAAGATCGTTGGCAACAGCCGCCTCAAGGGCGATGCCGACAATAACCTCACTCGCACCAGCGGTGCCAGTGAGAGCGACCACGTGTCCAGTTGTAACCTCGTTCGTCAGGTAATTACCTGCGGCGATGGTATCACCGGCAATGGCCTTGCCCTTACCCATCAGCAGAATCGTTCCCTCAACACCCTGTGCGTTCGGCTTGTCCAGAAGGATAAAGCCACCGGCACCGGCAACAGCCGCGAGTTGAAGCTCGCCACTGGAGTCGAAGTTAACGATCTTGAACTGGTGAGAGCTAAGATCCGCAGAGGCAGGCTGACTATCTCTGATCTGTAGTAGACCTTCAAGAGCCATTTCTAGTTACCTCTAATTATTTATTTGTAATACTCTGTCATAAGATCTGGGTGTTCGATGCCAGCCCTCTTCAGGGCGTGCGCGAACGAAATCGGCGTATTCGAGGCGCGCTGGATCTCGCGGGCGTAGCCCTCAAGTTCTCCATATACATCCCCTGAAACCTGACCGGGAAGGTCAGAGCCAATCTCTCCCAAACTTGCACGAATGCTTGCGTCAGCGGCCTTGAAAACCTCAAGGACAGGCTCAATTTTGCCGCCAGCGTCTTCTACTGCCTTCAGAGTGTCAACAAGCTCCACTTCTGTCTTGCCAACCCGTAGGCCAGCAACCAGCTTAGCAAGTTCCTCTCTGCGTGTCTTACCTTCAAGGTCGGCAACCTTCTCACGAAGCGCTTCAAGCTCGTCGCTCGATGCCTTCTTAGCCTCTTCGGCTTTCTTAGCTTCCTCAGCCTCTTCAGCGGCCTTCTTGGCTTCTGCCTCTTTAGCGGCTTCAGCTTCTTTCTCGGCCTTTTCGGCTTCCGCTTCCTCTGCGGCCTTTTTCTCGGCCCCATCGTCCGCTACCTTGTCACTCTCGACTTCATACTTCAGAGCTTTTGTAAGCTCGGCAATGTCAGCCTCGGTGATGGATTCGCGATACGCGTTGAGTGTGCGGTAAATGGAAACTACAGCGTCGATGGTGCCGTTATCCTTCTCAGCAGACTTGAGAGCTTCAACAAGCTGTCCCTCGTTAACAGCTTCAGTCTCAGTGATGATTTGGATAATCTCGTCCATTTTACTTTTGTCCTGTGATTTTGTAACCAAGAACATACGCTTGTTCGCTGGCCGATCTACAATCGACACGCGAGTTGGCCTAATATTGAACATAAACCCTTCTGACGGGCTGGACATCGGCATCTCCTATCGCGTAATGCGCTGGTTGATTGTAAACAAATATATGGCTTTGCACACGCTTTTGCAAATTAACGGTTTACGAGCAATAAACTTGGGTCAATTCTAGCGAACGCATCAATGGAAAATCCAGCGTACTCGCCCCGCTTGATCTTAGCCCAATCCTCTAGAGACTCGACCTTCACGCCCATAACCCACGAACCGGCCTTAACAGACTGTCCACCGATTTCAGTATCTTCGTGTGTTACCCACGACTCGACAGGCATAGCATCAATGTCCTGACGCGTGTGCTGTGTGTCGATCAGGCGGAAGTTCTTCATAAAGTAGTGCGCGGCCTCTTCGATCTCTTCTGGTGTCGTCCAGTTAGCGTCTGTGTCATTCTCCATCGGCTCCATCACGACACCGTAAACGATTTGCTTCTCGTCCTCGCCTTTGATGATGAAACCACTGATTGTCTCAGTCGGCTTTGCCATCTTCTTGGCGAGTCTCTTCATCTTGCGCTCCACTTCGCCACTGTTGCCGCGAATGTTCACGGCACGCGGATGCGGAACCCATTCGTCAGCTACGTCCTTCAGGTACTTGTGGGCCGTTTTGCCAAGTGCCACAATGTGGCGCGGCTCAAGAACGGTAAGCTCGGCAACAAAGTCTTCCCACGCGGCCTCAACCTGCTCCGCTGTCGGCTCACTCGCCTTACCGTTCTGCTCACAGAAGTCTTTCACGATGTTTGTGAAATACACCTGTGTCCCGTCAAGCCCCAAGCTCTCCAAGTATAGGTCGTCCAACGTCTTACCGATCATACCAGAGAACGGACGCCTACGGATTGCGTCCAATTTAGAAGGCGAAGCGCCGACGAACACGACTACGGGCTTGTCTGACCCGCGACCGGGAAGGTCGGCTTTCACAGTCTCTACTTCTTCTCGCGTTACCTCAGACTCTTCGCCTTTGTTAATGAAGCTCAGCACGGGTACGCTGGGAACAGGTGCGCCAAGATCAGACAGTATCTTCGCGATATTGCCAGCTTCACTCACCATACGCGCAACTTGTACATCAATGTCACGCAGTTCCAGCGTCCATTCTTCTTCTGTCATAGCCTTGCGGATCTCTTCTTCGTTTCGGCCACGGATTTTTTGTAGGATACCCATTATATCTCCCATCGCATCGGATTTAGGTTGTTTTGGATCTGTTTGGCTTCGTATCGCCATCATCCGCTTCTTTACCCTTTGGCCCCGTCTTGGTATCAAACTGACCAGCGGCACCAGCGCCGAACCCAGACATCGGATCAGGCTCAGGCTTTACGTTTATGTCGTCTGGTAGGCCAGCCGTAGCGGCTAGGTGTGAGCGTAGCTGTTCACCCGTGAGGTCAAGCCCTGCCCCACTTAGAGCGTTAATGTATTGTGCAAGTTCGCTAAGCTCAACAGTTTCGATATCACCGTGTGTGAGCCTCGGAAGCTTGTTGTCTGTCTTGCCGTTCAGCGCGAACAGGCGCGGGATCAGGACTCTGTTGAATTGGTCTGCAATCGCGTCCATATATGAACCAATAGCCACGCTGAATACTTTCGTCTTCGCAGAGGCCATAGCAAACGAACCTACGTTCTCTTGGCCAATCAGAACGAAGTCGGCCAACATAGAGGTGGCTACGATTCTATTCATACGGTTAATGATCGCGTTTGTATCGAAGTTACGACGACCGAGCGTTGTCAGTAGTTCAAACTTGAATAGCTGATTGCTCTTGTCGTCGTACAGCGCCGGAAGCACCAACCCAGCCTGTGAGTCATTACGTACGTTCTTGACCATCTGCTCGACTGCGGCAAGCGTGGCCTTTTCGTCTGGTGAAGCAGTCGCACGCAGAATACTTGGTGGTACGTATACCACCGGGATACCGTTCAGGTCACGTTCAACCCCGATACCTTCGATCTCTTCCATACGCTTCTTGAAAAACCAAGCCCTGTATGCGTTACGCAGGATAGATCGCCCTTCCGGGTTGTCTTTCCAAATACTAGTGCGGAACAGTACGCCTTTCCTCATCGGAATGACGCGTTCCCTGTAGTCCGGTGCCGGTCGCTGGACAAGTGCAAGTATCTCGCCGTTGTCGGCAAACTCCCACTTCTCCAGTGAGTCCTGTGACCTGATGCCGAATTTCTTCCAGCCTATCTTGTTGTCGCTAAATCTCGACCCGTTCGGGCTGTCGATTGGCTTGCCGTCACGTATTTTGTATACAGTCTCAAAGAACGACCAGCCAAACACAGCCATAGACATAGCCTCTGAAATAAACTCTGTCCACGGCCTGTCTAGGTCTGCGATGCACTGTTCTGCAAACTCCGCGTCGGCTTCGTATTCACTGCCGTCTTCGAACGGCTCCACGCGCCATTCTGCTTGTCGTACAAGGTTTAACAGCGCCATCATAACAGCGCCGATCACGGGATCGTTGTCCCGCATTTCCTTGTAGATACTGATTGATTTATTGCCTTGCAGGGATGTCAGGAATTCTTCCTGTACGTACCCCGATGACTGCATCAGGCCGGTACGACCAAGTTCGCGATACTCGTTACGTGGACGAGCTTTCTCGACGGTCGATACTGCCTCTTCTACTAGTTCGAAACCCATATCATCACCCTATTGGATTGTCCAGCCAGATACTTTATCGAACAGAACTGGAACCGCGTCACCGCCGAATATAGCCTGACCCCTCCACAGCTTAACAGCCATTGCGAGCGCGTCCACACAGTCATCGTGGACGCCCTTAGGTGCGGCGTACAACACTCGGTCGGAAGTCTCGACATTCATATATTCGAATGATTCCAACTCTTCTACTATCGTACCCTCTGGAAAAGTGATTTCTCTGTTTTGTATGGCTACGGCCAGACCAAGCATCAAATCCTGCTTGGATTTCCAGCCGCTAAACACATACCCTCTGAAGTTAGTGTGCCCGCTGGTACGTAGACGCTCAAGTAGCTGGTCGCCCGAGCCTGTTGAATCTACTATAGCAGAACAACCACTCGTAATGTGCGTCATACGCTGAATCGTGTTATCCCACGTATCTTGCCAACGGTGGAAGCGGCATACGTTGCCCTCGCGGTCAAGCGCTATACCGACTGTCCAGTTGTTGTGTTTGGCTACGTCCCACCCCCACGCGTACGGCCTATTACTTGTCATCGGCGCGATACAGCGTTGGATATGTTGTATACCAAACGGGTTGCCGCCATCATCGGCGGGTTCTGCCAAATATAGCTCCCTGAACACCAGTTCAGGAAACACCTTTTTGGCATCTGCGATTTCGTCGTACGTAATCACGCCAGCCGCCGCCGCATCGTACGCCGTGATCTTGACGTAGTGCATTTCTGGTTCGTCTCCACTTTGTGCGAGACGAGCTATGCGGTACATCCAGTTAGCGCGGCCTTTAACGTTCCCAATGATACGTACAGGGGCACGTGTCGCTGTCAAAGTAGAACGGAGCGCGTACCAAGACTCGTCTTTACAGCGTGTCGCCTCGTCTACTACGGCGGCATAAACATCCTCACCGTACAGCGAGTCGGGTTTGTCGGCTGACTTGAACCAGACTAGTGACCCGTTCCACAGTTTGATAAATTTGCGCGATTGGTTCGGGACAAACATACCTCTCGGCAGAGCCTCTTGCATTCGACGGAACGCAATGTCAGCCTGATCCGAAACGGGCGCTACCCACCAGAAGTTCTTGTTATTGCCGCCAAACAGGATCGCCTGTTCGGCAATCCAGACCAAACAACCGACCGTTTTGCCAGATTTTGTCGATGCTTCAACGACAGAGTATCTGGCCGTACAAAAGATACCTTCAAGCTGTTTGTCGTATAGCCACGGACGTTCGTACCCTAAATCGTTCTCGGGTACTTCGGATATCTCTAGCTCGTAGGCACTCGTACCTTCTGCTGTCATTCAACTATCTCGTAGTCTGCCTCTTCAACGTCTGCGCCGCCGTTCTGCCTTTGCGGGTGCGGACGACCAATGTTTAGGGTGAATACCTTCCTGTCTTCAGGTGCGCCGGTTACCTGAAGCGTGCTTCTAAGTGAAAACTCCTCTGGATGCAGTCTCTCCAACAGCCAAGCGTTAGCTTGCCATTTTCTGGGGTCTTTGCCAGCATCTTCGATGCGGCCCAGCAAGTCTTTTTTGCGGGAGTGTTCTGCCAATTCATACTGTAGCAGGAACCAGAGGTAGTCTTCGTCGTATGGAGTGACTTGTGTATCGGGGTTGTCTTCTCGGGCGGCTCTCACTTCTTGTCCTTTATAGAGCCATTCGTACAGGGTGCGCCTTGCAATGCCACCGGACTGAGCGGCCATAGTGGTCGTCTCGCCTTCTTTAATGGCATTGATGATTATCCCTGCACGTTCCCTATCTCGATGAACGAGTGGTGGGCGTCCTTGCTCATTGTTCAAAGCAGGTACACTCATTGTAACCTCCTAGTAACAAAAAAACGGGCCAAGGCTAAGCCTTGACCCATAGTTAAACTGCCCGACAGGACTCGAACCTGCATAGCGTGGGTTGCAACCACGTACCTGACCGTTCGGCCACAGGCAGAAGAGGACGGGGTGGGGGTCGAACCCACATACCTCGGGTTCAAAGCCCGATGCGTCTACCATTCCGCTACCCGTCTCTGAATACCCGCTGACAGAATCGAACTGCCGCTCATCGGGTGTAAACCGAACGCTCTTGACCACTGAGCTAAGCGGGCCTATGGAACCACTTACGCCATAACTTGCGCGTCCGGGTGCCAATTCTACTGCGTTTATTACTGAACCTGCGTTTTCTGAACATTGACATATAGCCTCTCCTGTTTAGTCGGTGCGGTGGGAGTCGAACCCACAGTCTTTCGGTTAAGAGCCGAGTGCTTTTGTCCAATTTAGCTACGCACCAAGCAAGAGGAAGGTAAAGGAATCGAACCCTCACCCGTCAGGATGGCTCGGTTTTCAAGACCGATTGCCGACCACTCAGCGCTACCTTCCGTATGTGTGGTGATGGATTCGAACCACCGCTCCATTTGGAGTCGCCGGATTTACAGCCCGGAGCCTTACCAGACTCGGCCAACCACACGTTATAGGGTGTACGGGGATCGAACCCGTCGTCTCTAGGGTGAAAACCTAGCGTGTTCACCGATACACTAACACCCCGTTAAAGCGGAACCAGAAGGAGTTGAACCTTCAACCCCTTGCGGGGTAACGCCTTAGCAGGACGCGTGGCACACCTATGCCAGTGATTCCGTAAAGACGCTGCTGGATTCGAACCAACAATCACCTGCTTCAGAGGCAGGGGCATTACCGTTATGCGAAGCGTCTATAAAGCGACTAGCGGGGATCGCACCCGCGACCTCAACGTTGGCAACGTTGCGCTCTACTAGCTGAGCTACAGCCGCACGAATC